TTCTTGGTCTGAATGTGTTGGGTTTTGACGGCTCTGACGACACTGCCGATCGAAACCGGAGCAGCAACGCGAGAGTTGTGCGGCGTAGGGTGACTGGTCACCTTCTGCTTTTTCGGCTTAGCGCCGCGAAGAGATTGCTTGTTCATTGTAGTAGCTTCTTCTGTTTGATTATAGCCGGCGAACTTACGCTCAGCGAGAGAACGACCGAGAACGAGAAGAGCCGCGATGGAACGCTTGCTACCGCGTCCGATGTTGGCCTCGTAGAAGGTCTTGTCTGCTGCAAAGTTGCTCCGTCCACCGGAGAGAGCAAAGTCGTGTTGTCTGCAGGTTTCATCAAACTCGTCCACCGCGGGGGCAAACCCGAGGGTTGACGTGACGTATCTACCGTCAGACCAACCGGGGCCGCACCAATTTCCGTGGTAGCGAAAAGTCATCTCTACTATCCAGTGTGTTTATTGTTGGACCAACACACCACAAATGGCTCCCCAACGAGCCAGGATGAGTTTAGCGTCTTCCCAGGACGAAAAAGACGAGTTTAATGCCATCCTGGGGCTGTGGTCGACTAATTGTCTACATCACGTAGGATGTTGAGTAGTTCCCAATGAATGGAGGAACTCAAGTCGGCCTCGAGCAGCGCAGCGGACAAGCTCTCTTCGACCTCGACCAAGTCCAAGTCATACCGCTCCTCGAAAAACTCACCAATCAGGTTTGACGTCTTGACATCAACCCCAGCACAGGATAAAATCTTGTACTGAGCCTCCTTGTCCACATAGGAGGTCGCTTCAACTCTGCGCATCTTATCTAGCATCGCCAAGCAATACGTCGATAGTAAGGGAACAAAGTGGTAGGCGCTGAGGTTGCCAAACATCATGGCTTTGACGACGCCAGGCTCGTGCTTCTTCAGACCGTAACCGATCTTCGGCAGCTGCTTGCCTGGTTTCGCCCCGAGAACGTACGTCTCGGTGCCGTTCACAACGGCCGGCCAGAACACCCCTGAGCAAAATTCCGCTTTCGCGAGGGATGTGTGGATCTGGACTTTGGCAATGAAGCCAAAGCGCGCATAGTTCGCTACAATGCGTGTGGTCGCTTCCTCTATGGAAAGCCCAGATCGATCGACTAGGGACTTCTTGACTATCGAAGTGTTGTCGTCGCCGTGGACTGCAATCTTAGCAGGCTTCGGTCCAAAAAGCCGCTCGAGAGTGTCCGCTGTTGTGAAACCCGTGTTTTGGGAGTTGCCTGTGGAAGTCTCAGGATCGCCAGAACACATACCGAAGTCGGTCGTGTACTTGACGTCATTGCGTGTGTACCCTACGATGTGGCGATGGTGGTCGTAGACTACGGACGCCTCCCCGTAATCATCCATCCCAGCCGCTGTGAAGTGAACACCAGTCGCGTTGTTAGGCCCCTCACCTTGGGTGCCGTCGTACGACGTCATGTCCACCACGATGATCCAGTCACCGGGCTCGTAGTTGTCGGCCATCCACTGGCCAACTTCAACTCCTGTCGACCCGGACGTGTAATAAAACATTCCGGATCCGTTCCACTGCTTGAGCAGAGCTTTGGAGTATTGGTGCACGAACGGTCCTAAAACAACATTCGCTTCATCAGTTGCGCCCTGGATAGCGCGCGGAGTGTGGCCGTCATAGCCTTCCTCGGACGTTTTGAGGAGTTTCTCCACCTTAACAAAGGTCTTTCTGATGAAGTGCTGCCGTTCTAGGGGTTGAGACTTCAGCCGTTCCCAGGCGATCAGCTGGTTACGTCGGCGCCCCTGCGGGAATGATTCGTTCCATCGGTGGAACGACCTCTCCATGTCGAAATCAATGGCCTCGCGAATGAGGTCATGATCGATCCAACTCTCCACAATGGATTTCTCTATCAAGGCGTCCCAAGCCCCGGCTTCCGCCTGGGGGACTTGCATGCACACGCGGTTGGCGAGCGCTATGACCTCATTCTCCTGGTTGGGAGTGGACACGATGGGAATGTGTCCAGAGAACGTTGTGGTGTGTTGGAAGAGGTTCGGTTTGTCACCCTTGTGGACCGTCTCACGCGCCAGAATAGTGGCGTGAGTCCGCAATTTCTTGAGGGCTACGGTGGAAGTGGTGGATACAAACTCGAAAACATTACCCAGCATGGGGGAAGCTTCCGTTACCGGCACACAGCCACGCTCGTCGTTGTAAACATCTTGGACGAGCTGGCCTGCAGCCTCCCGTTCGAGACGATCGGGACGTGCAGCGCGTCGGCGACCGATAAGGTCGCCTAGCGTGTGTGACCCCTCCGCAAGGTTGTCGATAGATCCGGTGCTGTACTCAGTCTGGTTCTGAG